GTTGTAAATGTAGAAGGGTCGCCAAACAATATAATGTCACCTACTTGAAAATTGTGTGCAGACGCAAATGTCATTGTTACAGTAGGTGATCCATTAGTTGTACTAAATGTGTTTGTAATAGCTGTGCCTAATGGATTAGTTAAAGGATGTATATCGTAGTAAACTCCTCCAGAATATACATATAAAATTCTATTTGTGCCAATAGCAGCGTACTTAATACCTTCTTTATTAACCATATGATGCAAACCTCTGGCAGCACCAGTTAGTTTACTGTCCCCTAATTGAGACCAACCACCTATTTTTTCAGCTGTACCATATCTAAAACGAACATTTTCCCCACCTGTCCATTGAGATTCAGCTCCAGTAGATGTGACTTGTTTGTTAAATCCGGGTAAAAAACCTAATTTTTGTAGCATATAAAGACCTGTGTACTATATTTTATTGCAGATTAAGTATTTTATATCAGATTAGAGGCTATTTCAACCAATTTTCATTCCATCAGGAAGACCTATAAACTCTCTATTATCAAATTTATTTTTTTCAGACCACTCAGATTCTGTATCATTATAATGTAAAAAAACTTGTGTAGAAATCTCTCCTTTAAAAACATTTCTCCAATGTTCTAAATCATAGCCTTTGTAAATTAACATATCTCCTGGATTTAAATCAATCTTTACTCCAGGGTTTGCTCCCTCTTTTACTATTACTTCTGCTTCTGAAATATGGGTAACATTATCTTCTCCGGTAGGGTCAATATATATCGGCCATACATCTCCACCTAAATTCATCGTTGTTGATATTTCACAGCTAGGTCTGTCTTTGTGTCTAGCTAATTTATTTCCTTTTACATACACCCTAGCATAAGAGTATGTAGGTATTAATTTTAGACCTGTTTCTTTTTCCATTTTTTCTTGAACATTGAGTAGTAATGTTTCCATCACAGTATCTGCATACTGTGCAAAAGAATTAGGAACTTGTGGATCACTAAAAGTTCCAAAACTAGTATTGTAAGGTGATATGTATTTTTTTTCAAACATATGTGCAACTACTTTTTTCTTTAACAAAAAATAATCATGACAAAATTTAGCTAGCTCTGGACTGATTGCCTGTCTTATGATTTGATATTTATTTTTTTTAAAAGTCATATTTAAAAATTTAATGCTATTGAAATTCTTTCACCTTCATGTTGCAGTGGATGTACCATATGTCTTAAATGAGATCTAAAAATAAGTAAACAGTTTTCATCCATACCATTTACATTAAATGTTTCAGCATTTATTTCACATACATCTAAATTTTTTAAAGGAAGCATATCAGTTAAGGGGTTTTCAAAAACTATAGTAGGAGAAGGTTTAGGTGTTTGTAATACAAATATAGCGCTAAAATAACTATTTGCATGGTAATGATATTCTTGGTAGTCCCCTTTTTTATATATATTAAACCAAGAATTACCACACGTGTAAGTATAATTAGATTTTAATTCTTTTGCATAGATATTTACTTTATTGGTAATAACATCTATTAATTTTTTAAACTTATCATTATTTTTTAATTCATAAGTTCCCAAAGTATTATATGTATTACAACGCCAGTTATCTCCTCCTGACTTTATTTCTTGTTGAATTTTTTTACATTCATCTATCATTGGTTTTAAATCTTCCACAGGCAATAAAGAATGTGATGAAAATAAAGTATTTACAAATATAGTTTGTATGTTGTCTTTAGACATAATTAAATACCATATTCAACCCATCCAGTTAAAATATATTTTTCTTGTTTAGGGGGTAAACCTTTGTGTGCGTGAGTAAAGTTTGCTGGCCATAAAACTAATTTGCCTTGTTCAGGTTTTATTTTTAAATTTTGAGTTTCAAAATAAGTTTCACCATCATCGACAGTGTTTAAATATAATATAAAAACTAAAATTCTATTTCTACTATCCATGGACATATTTTCACAATGAACATACGGATAACTTTGACCTGGTTTTGTTTTTTGTATTTTTATATCAAGTATTTTATGACTCGTTAATTTTTTTAAAATAGGGTATTGAGTTAAATACTCAGGATAACATTTTTTCCAAAACACTTCTAAAAAAGCTTGTTCCCAATATTTTAAAGAAACCGATTCATCCTGTACTTTTTCATTATCTCTTGAGTATCTTGGTTGGTCCTTTTTAAAAAACTGTATATGCTCTTTACAAAACTCTTCAGTAAAATAATTTTCAAAAATAGCTATGTGATCGATAATTTTCATTTAAAAAATATTTGTAAAGTAATTCTTTCTTCTGGAGCATTATAATTAACAACACTTGTACCATGTCTAATATTATTAGTATTAATTATTAATTTATTAAATTCTGGTTTTTCTGTATTAAGTTTATCATTTTCTAACCATAAATATAAACCTCCCCAATCTACGTCCCAGTACTTATTTAAGTATAAGGTGCATCCGTGAGTATAGTTATTATCATTATGAAAAGGTATTTGACTACCTTTTGTCCAAACATAAAAGTGACCTACTATATCTTTATCTTTAAAAATACTGTTTAATTCTATAAATTTATTTTTTATATACTCTAAATGAATATCTTTTAATTCATAAGCTAGTACTAAAGAAGAACCTTTAACAATATTTTCTCCCCAGTTAATATTAGATTTCCAAATAGGTTTATATCCTTGAGACTCTTTTACAATACTTTCCAGTAGTTTATCTAGAAAAGATACTTCTAAAAAATCATGTTTAATAGTTATACCCATGGCTCTCCTAAGTTCCATATTACTACAGAGTTTCTAATACCTCTTGTAACAGGTTTAACTCTGTGCCAAACAAAACTTGGAAATACAACAATAGACCCTTGCTCTCTTATTTCTGGAGAAGTTACAAATTTTGGTCCTTCTTTAGGATCGTATTGTCTAGTATCAAATTCTAAATCACCACCTTCGTAATCTTCTGGTTTAGATAAAGTGCATGTTACAGAAAGTTTTCTTATCTTGCCTGCTAGATTGGATCCCTTGTCTTTATCATAAGGTTTATCCCAAGAATCACAATGCCAATCATAGTATTGACCTTCTTTATATTTTGTAAATTGACAAGACTCGGACCAATCCCATTGAAAATTCCAACCAGAATTTTTATTAGCTGCATGTATAAAAGGTTGTATTTCCCTATAAACCCATTTTTCATTTAACCAAACAACATTAGAATCTCTTTTTTCTTTTAAATTTTTTAATTCTTTATCATTTAATTTTTTACCGTTATCACCTTTTATTTGAAAGCCTCCAGTAAGAGCTATCTCATCTGTTTTTTCATTACCGTATTTTATTAAATCTTCACAAAAAGATTTAGGTAATGCGGCTTTAAAATACCAATAGTAATATTGTAAGTTCATTCTGTCTCTTTTTATTATAAGAGAACGTCAGATTAATGTCAATGAATTAAGTAGGCCACTTACTTTGAATAAGATAAGTGTATTGTGCTTTTAATGACCAAACACCAACAGCTGTAAAACCACCAGAAGGTTCTTTAATTAAAACTTTTCCAGATCCACCGGCACCGCCTAATGTTCCTCCTGTGTTTCCATCTCCGCCACCACCAGCTCCATAGCCAGCTTGTCCAGCTCCACCTTCTCCACCACCTTCGTTAGGTGCACCGTGTCCACCTCCTCCAGGGGGTCTAAATCCAAATGGGTTATTAACTCCATTACCACCACCAACTCCACCACCACCAAAAGTAGATTGAAAAGTTGAACTTGGGTAGTAAGGTTGTGGGTAACTTCCAAATAAAGGAACTACAGATGCTCCATTACCACCAGCTCCATTAGGAGGTCCTGATCCGGCTCCTCCAGCTCCTCCACCACCACCGGCATAACCAGGGTTGGAAGAACTTCCACCATTATTTCCTTGAGGTCCGCTTGGACCTCCGCCTCCGCCACCACTTCCAGTAGGGGCTCCTCTTTGACCACCAGCTCCAAAACCACCGGTTAAAGGTGACGATGCTCCAATAACAGTGTCTGATCCATCGTTTCCATGATTGTTTGGTCTAATTCCAGATGCTCCTGCTCCAATAGTAACAGGGAATGCAGATGCAGGTAGAGGATGGTTTGGTGTTAAAAGAACACCTCCTGCTCCACCTCCGCTACCAAATCCAGCATTTTTTCCTGTTCCATTTCCACCACCGCCAACTAATAAAACATCACAGTTAGCAGCTCCATATGTTAAAGAAAAAGAAGGGTTGGTACTTGTAATATCATGATAAATTATAGGTAATTCTCCTGGTTCATTATCAGGTCCAACTACTCCACCGTTACTAGGGTCTTGTCCAAGAGTTTGAGTCATTATACTTCATCCCATGTTTGAGTAGAAACATTCCACTCATAATTTAAATTATCGTCATTAGCATTTACTGCTGTCCATTTTTGAGTGTCTTCGTGCCAAGTATAGTTATAATAATTACCTGTTGTTGGAAACTCATTTATTGAACTTGTAATCCATGCTGTTCCATTCCAATCCCACCAAGTGTTGTCTTCTCTTTTACCGATAAACATTTCTCGGTCGGCATCCCATCTTACATCATAGCCAAGTTGTTGTCCATTAACTTCCGTGGAAGTTTCACTAGGTGATGCAATAGGTGGTATCCAAGTTTTTTGTGCCACATCTCTTGCGAAACGTCCTTCTTGTATCCATGTCGGATGAGTCTTCATTGTAATCATTTCAACAGGTGGAACCCAATCATGATTAGCATTTAAACTCCAAGAAGGAAAATCAGGTGCTGGTAAAATAAAAACATCGTTAGATGAATCATACGTCATTGTTTTTCCAGCGTATTGTTTTCTAAAATTATTATTATAAGAAGTTTGTTTCCAATAAACAGGTTCATCTACACTTGCAGGAGTATTAGCTACCCATTGTTCTGCTTCAGTAGACAGGTCTCCACCATGAGCATCAATATCTTCATTAGAGAATACTAATACTCTTACAACTTCATTATTTGATTCTTTTATTTCTGCAAAATGAGCCATTTGCTACTAGCTCCTAAGCGTCGTTTAATATTTCGTAATTTACAGTAACAACTAGGTCACCGTTAGCGCTTGCGCCACCTTCTAGGTTATCACCTTCTTCAAGATATAAAGCTGTGTTTTTATCTACCACAACTAAAGTTGCATCTGCTGGTACAGAAATTGTACTTGCAATTGCTATTGGTGATCCACCGGATTTAGTTATAAAAATTGAGGCGTCTGCTGCTGATGATCCATCAATATTTGCTACTATGATACTATTAATTTTTACAAGTGTATCTGAAGCAGCTGCTAAAAGTTCTGTAGTCAAAGTAGTAGTTAATGCCGCTTGTATCGACTCACCTGTTATTGATGTTACATTTACTAGATTTGGATTTGCCATAATTTATTTTCTCCTGTTGATCTTTTATCCGAAAACTAATGCCATTGCAATAGCTTTTCCTACAGTCGATGCTGTATTACCGTTAATTTGAACTTGTCCAGTGCCTTTTGGAACTAGATTAATACTTACATTAGTTTCTCCAGAAGCCGTTATAGTGGGGGCATTCCCTGTAGAAGCGTTAGCTAGTGTAAGTTCATTAACTGCTGAACCTGTAGCCGTTAAAATTAATAACTCATTACCATTAGTATCTAAAATTGCAGTTCCAATTTTAGGACTAGTTAAAGTTTTGTTTGTTAAAGTTTGTGTTCCTGTAAGAGTAAC